ATCTCTAAACTCTCCAGGTTGCAAGGGTTGTGCATCGTCCCTAACTCTTATACCTCTAGATTTAAATCCAGCTGGTAAATTAGATAAAGTTCCTGCATCTAATAATTGTCTTAATGCAGAAGTTGCAGTTCTAGATAATCCACCAATCATGTGTATTAATCCAAAACCATAGAATCCTAAACCTGGTAAAAATTTAAAATGTACAAAATAATTTGTTTTAGTTTTTTTAGAATCACCCTCTTTATAGTTTCTTCTGATAGATAAAATTTGTCTTGATCCTTCTTCAATAGTTATAACATAAGGAAGTTTTATACCTGTTGGCATTCCATCTTCTCCTATGTCTTCAAAACCTTCTATCTCACAATTAACATGACACTCCAACAAAGTGTAAATGTCATCTTGTTTAGTTTGTTTTACTCCTTCTATTTCTTGTTCTTTTTTTGCTATGTCATCTGTTTGCATTGCAGGTTGTGCAAGATCTATATCTTTATAGAAACCATTAACTTGTTGTTTACGTAAATCATTTTCTGACATTTTGATTACATGAACAACAGCTTCTGCATCATCCAGACTTGTTGCTGAGTAGGGTACTACCAAATCATCGGCAGGTATAAACTTAGAGACCGCCCTACCCAAAAGATCATCGTAATAGACCTTCTTAAAAGTCGACCCACTTAGAGGGAGGTAAAACAACATTTGGTCAAACTCCGGCTCATATTCTTTCATCTGGTCCATGATCTGGTAATTCATAAAATCTTTAATTCTATTTGACTGATCTTGTTTTTGTGGTGTTTGTGCACCTAAGATCTGTGTTCTTACAGGGCCATCACTTGGAAGTAATTCTTTATAAGCTTGTGCTTGAAATTGTGTTACAGCTTCTGACAAAACTGGGTGAGTTACACCTGATGCACCTCTAAACGGCTCTGTTCTTCTTTCATATTTAAAACCTAAAAGATCTAAACCATTTCTATAACAATCTTCCCAATCTTTTCTTGAAGCTCTATAATCTTTATAATCATCTACTAATTTTGAACCTAGTGGATCTAGGATTGAATCGTCCAATAATTCTGCTAAATTTTGACCATGTGAACTTGATACAGGGTCTACTGCATTTGGATCAAAAGATATTTCAGCACCGCCATCAGCAGTTTCTGTTATCTCTACGTCTTTTGGTTCTTCTTTGATGTCTTCAACGACTGTCTCAACAGGAACGTCTTCAACTTTTAATTCGGGTTCGTTTGGTAAACCCTTTTCTATCTCTGCCATTAGTTCTCCCTACGTTGCATATTATCTATCATATTCTGGTAAACTTGCCAAGCCTTGAGAGTCCTTGTTAAGTGACCTTTTAGGTGGCGTGGTTCTTGTTAAATTCATTAACCCACCATCTTTTGCGCCTTGAACTTTTGACATATATTCTAATAATTCTTCTTCCTCTCCAGGACGAGGTATGTAAGTTCCTTTTGGTAATAAACTTGGAATCTCTAAACTTTTGTCAGGATTAAAACCTAAAACTTGTTCTTCTCTATTACCTTCATCAAGTTCTGCCTGCATTCTTTCTTGAGTTGTAAATTCATTCTTAATAAAATCACCTATTGTTCTGTCACTCATTTGCGATTCATCAATCTGTAAAGCTCTTAAATTACGTCTAGTATTATCTATCATTGCTTGCTGACTGCTTGGTAACACTGATCTTTCTTTTGGTCTAACCTCAGAAACCCCTGCATCTACTTCGTCATAATCAGCTATATTTGGTATACCATATAAATTGTCCCTTAAACCCATTTTTGAAGTTAAAGATTTTGCACGGTCAGAATCAATAATTTCTGCTGTTCTCATTCTATCAGAAATATTTTTCATACTACCTGATGTCATATATTGTCTATAAGGTTCGTATTCTTTTAATAATTTATCTCTTCTTTTTATTAAAGCATCTCTGTCTGCTTGAGTGTAAAAATCACCTAAAGCATCTACATTTTCAATTTGTGAATTTAAATTAAGAATTTCTTTATCTAGTCTTTCAGCTTCCTGTAATTCTTTACTAGCACCTCCTGCTCTTTCTCTTCTTAATAAATCTGCTTTTTCATCTCTAAAAGTAGCTGCTAGAAAAGCTTCATAAAAAGGTCTGCCCATTGCTTGTCTAACTCCAATATCACCAGCTATAAAAGCAACCTCACCAACAATACCAAGGTTTGCTAAAATATTTGCAAACTTACTTGCGCCTACTCTTTTACCAGCATTCATTAATTGTTTAGTTGCTTGAACTTGATGAGGTTTGTTTACTTTTCCTTCTTTGATCGCTCTCATTCCACCTTCAAAACAATCATCTAAACTTGGTGTGAGACCACCCTTTGTAAATTTAAGAGCGCAAGATTTGTTTGGACTTAATTTTGCAATTATTTGTTTAAGGCCTCCAGCTTGTTGTTGAATAATTTTTTTACCTTTAGGTGTTTTATATATTTCTCTAAAATAAGATTCAAATCTTTCTGGTTGAGTTTGTCCTTTAAAACCTTTTGCAAAAGTTAATTTTCCATCAACAATTTTGTAAGGTTGTTTTAAATTTTTAAATTGAGGATAAGTTTCAGTTGTTAATTCATTTAATCTAGCTAAACTTTTTGTAACATTTTTTCCACTTTCAATATTATTAATTAAAGCTTTTCTTCTAACAGCGTATCCTTCAAGTCCAGCGGCAGCATTTTGTCGAAATGTGCCACCTATTAAATTTTCAGCTACTTGTCTTGCAAATACTTTATCTTTAGGGTTTCTAACTGCTTCTGATATACCATATAAGTGATCAATACTGTATCTTAACTCAAGAGGTAGTTCATCTACATTTAATATTTTTTTTAAAAGTCTTTGTTCTTTAGATATTTCTTTTCTAATTGGAATGCCTGTTATCTTTTCTAATTTTTTTACATTTTCCATATACTTTAAAGATGCTTTCGAAATTTTTTCTCTATACGCACCATAGTTTTTAAATCTGTTACCAAAAATTTTTTGTTTCATTTGATTTTCTAAACCAGTGTCTGTTCCTAATATGAAAGCCACATCAGAATTTTTTCCTAAGAATCTATTTAATTCATCTATTTTAGGTTGAGTGAGACCAGCTTTTCGACTTTTATCAGTTAAAACAGTTTTAAAATAATCATTAATACTTTTTTTCAGCTCAGGGTTTGTGTCTATCTGCCCAGCATAAAATAACCTTCTATAAAATCTATCTTTTTCAAATTCGCTACTTTGTAATAAAGCCTCATCAAACATAGAAAAAAATTTTTTATTAGGAACAGTTCTTTTATTTTTACCACTTCCCACGCCTTGAAATCTAGCGGAAGGTCCTGGAAGATCTCCTGACTGTGCTAAACGATTATTTTTAAATTCTGTTTTTTGTGCTTTTTTCCAATCTCGTTTTAAATCTTTTAAAAATTTATCTTTGTCTCTAACTCCGTAATTTTCAAAATTATTATCTAACCAACCCTTTAACCAATTATCTATCTGTGATCTTTGTTCTAAATTTTTTAATCTTGCGCCTTCTCCTCCTGTTTTTGCTTTTTCTTTTTTAGAAAAAGTTCCTAAATCGGTACGACCTGTGACTCTAATAGAGTCTTGAGTAGAAACATTTAAATCATAAAAATTTTTTGTTGGATTTGCTTTTTCCCATTTTCTTTGATTTTTTCTTTTAGACTCGGGAAGATTATCAAAAAATGATTTTCTTCTTTTTGCTATAGTCTCTTTCGATAAAGTTTTAGAATAGCTTCCTGGTTCATCAACCAAGCCACGCTTTGGTTTATTTCTTCTATTTAAATAATCTTCTAATTTGTATTCCATTATTTTTTCTTAAACATTGTTGCTAAACCACCTTTGGCAAAGTCTTGCACATCTTCTGGATCAACAAAATCTGTTGGATCAACATCTCTATATGGAGTGATATCATCAGCTCTGTCCCCTATAGCTTCTGCTTCATCTATTCTTCTTTGACCTATTGTATATTTTTCTTTATTAGTGCCTTTTGCATAACCTTCTAACTTTGTAGAACTGCCACCTAAAATCTCATCTACACTATCTACAATCTCACCATCAACATCAAAGCCGCCATCTGGATCTGTCATTCTATAAACTGTATCACTCGCTTCAAAGTCCCCTGGTGTTTTAATAGCTTTACCTTTTACAGGATCTATAACTTCAACACCTGGTGGTGTGTAAGCTATGTCGTATTCTGCATCATAACCATTTTTACCTTGAACTTCTATTCTACCATCATCATATTTATAAAGTTCAACATCTGGAAGTTGTTTGTCTTTGTACAACGTAATATCAGCATCTATTTTATTTCCAACATTTTTAGTTACCATCTTATCTACAAAGTCTGGAAACCAAGTTGGCATTGTCGTTGTTGTATTTTTCAACGGTACAACTTTAGCTACCTTTGCTGCAGGTTTAAATAATTTACCTACGATAGGCAGTGATGCTAAACCTGCCATGAGTTTTAAAAAAGTTCTACGACCAGGATTAGGTGGTCCACCATTTTTTAGTCTTGGTCTAAACATGCTAGCTAATCCACCGTCCGCGTTCAACGCTCGTTTATCCTTTCCTACTTTTAAATTCTTCAATACGTTTTCTACTTGTAATATTTCTTTGTCTAACATCTCTGTTGTAAGACCTCTAAATCTTGCTTTATGTTTTGGAGGTAAAAAGTCCTCTAACATATCATAACTTAATTTATTTACTTCAGGAAATAGATTAGCCATCTTTTCATAACTTGCTAAAAACTGTCTATCACTTTTTAATCCTTCAAGAACGTTTTCTAACTGTGCTATTCTAAGTCTTTTCATTTCTGCTTTATCTCTGTCAGAAATAAATTGCTTAGCGAATTTTGGAACTTGTGATTTTGGATTACCATATTTTAAAACATCAGAACCTTTTAACGTTTTTCCTTGTTTTGTTTTTCTACCTTCTGCTAACATTTTAAGATAGCCTTTTAATCCTACACCACCACCAAAGATAAATTCTTCTCTCTCCTTGTTTCGTTTGTTAAACTCTTCGAACATCTCTCTACGTTTTTGTTTATCAGATTTCTTTTTTACTTTGCCTTTCATAATACCTTCTTTACCATACTTACTTTTTATCTTTGCGATGGCAGTTGCAAGTCCACCGCCTGCAAAATCTTCTGGGTCTTTGTTCTTCATTCTTTTTTCAATCTCTAATAATTCATCAAAGGTTTCATCACCACGTAACTTGACACCAAGAAACTCTTCCATCTTATTATAATCAATTTTACCTGGTCTTACTTTATCTTTACCACCTTGAATAACTTTAGGATCAAAACCTTTAAATTCTTTTGCTTTGTCTGCTGCTGGTATACCTAAATTATCTCTTGGTATAAAATCTTTGAAGTCAGGATTTTTACCTGGCATAATTCTCTCTCTGTAAAGATCTAATTGTTTAATTTGATTGACAATATAATCTGCTTGTTTAGTTGTAAGTTTATAAGAGTCACTTGCTAAGAGAAAACCAACTTTACCTAAGAATCTATCTAGCTCTTCAAACTGTCGAGGAGTCATTTCGTTAAACGGAATAACTTTTAAATCTTTTGCTTTAAGACCAAACAAAAGTCTAGTGATCCCTGTGCCTATAGATTTTTTACTCATTAGTAGTATTTATACTCCTTGTGTGGAAGATTTTCTTCCTTGTAATCTTCAGGGTGTTGTACAAAACCACCCTGTCTGAATCTCATAACAGCTTGTGTTGTTGAGTCAACCAAGTCGTCGTGATCACCATAGGGGAATGCTGCGCACTCTTCTATGACTTCTTCAGCGTATTTTTCTTCGGGCGCCCAGATAACACCTGACTCAAACAACGGTGCTACGGCGTTAACTCTTGCGTGTTTATCTTGTCCTTTACTAGGACTAAAATTAACTACGGGTATGCCCATCTTACGTAACTCGTAAGTTAAAGGTAAACCAGAAGCCTTAGACTCTATCACAACTGTCTCTGGTTTCCAATACTGATATTGCTCTAATGCCACTCTTCTTAGCTCAGG